GACCGGGAACTCACACGAGTTAAAAATGACTGATGAAGTCCAAACCTTAGCGGAAGTAGACTCCGCGCAAGCACCCGAGGTGACGGCCACCACGGACAATGCACAAAATGCGCCGGTAGTAGCTGAGAATCAAGACGGTAGCACCCAAGAGGAAAAGAAGTACTCGCAGGCTGAAATCGACGCGATGATTGGCAAGCGCCTCGCAAGAGAACAGCGTAAATGGGAACGTGAGCAGCAGGCAAAGCAGGCACCCGTGCCAGCAGCGCCAACGGAGATTCCGACTGCCGACCAATTCGACAGCCCACAGGCATATGCGGATTTCATCCGCGCCGAAGCTGAAAAGCTGGTCCAACATCGGGAGATCCAAAAACAACGCGCTGAGATTGAAGAAACCTTCGCAGAGCGTGAAGAGGAGGCCCGGTCCAAATACGACGACTTCGACCAAGTTGCGTATAACCCGAACCTTCGCGTCACCGATGTGATGGCCGAAACCATCAAAGCGTCTGACCTTGGACCTGATCTGGCCTATTGGCTGGGCAGCAACCCCAAGGAAGCTGACCGCATTTCTCGCTTGTCGCCCCTGTTGCAAGCGCGTGAGATTGGAAAGATTGAGGCTAAGATATCTGCCGAACCTGTCCAAAAGAAAACCTCGTCTGCGCCTGACCCGATTCGTCCGGTGACTGCACGAGCAGCGAACCCTGGTGTCACTGACACCACCGATCCTCGGTCTGTCAAGACCATGAGCACATCGGACTGGATCGCTGCCGAGCGTCAACGACAGCTCGACAAGGCACGGGCACTTCGCAACCGCTAATTTTAGGAAATCATCATGAGTAACAGTCTCTTAACCATTGACATGATCACCCGCAAGTCGCTGGAGATCTTGGAAAACAACCTCGTCATCACCCGCAACGTGAACCGCCAGTACGACGACAGCTTCGCTGTTGAAGGTGCGAAGATCGGCTCTACACTGCGTATCCGTTTGCCCGACCGCGCTCTGGTCACTGACGGTGCCGCCCTGCAAGTCCAGGACGACAACGAACAGTTCACCACTCTGACTGTCTCCAGCCAGAAGCACATCGGCATCAACTTCACATCTGCTGAATTGACCATGCAGTTGGACGACTTCGCAGAGCGTGTCTTGAAGCCACGTATCAGCCAGTTGGCCTCTACCGTGGACGCTGACGTTGCCAACGCTTACCGTCTGGTGGGTAACTCTGTCGGTACTCCCGGCATCGCCCCTGCCACTGCCTTGGTGCTGTTGCAAGCCCAGCAGAAGCTGAACGAGAACGCCGCCACCATGTCGCCTCGTTACGCTACCGTGAACCCTGCCGCTAACGCTGCTCTGGTGAACGGTCTGTCTGGTTTCTTCAACCCTCAAGACGTGATCTCCCGCCAGTTCAAGAACGGCATGATGGGTGAGCAAGTGTTGGGCTACGAAGAAGTCAACATGAGCCAGTCGATCAAGGTCCACACCTGCGGTACCCGTGCAGCCACTGGTAACACCACTGGCGCTAGCGTGACCGCTGAAGGCGCAACCACTCTGACTCTGACTGTCGGCGCTGGTGAAACCATCAACCCTGGTGACGTGTTCACAATCGCTGACTGCTTTGCAGCCAACCCACAGACTCGTGAGTCCACAGGTTCGCTGTTCCAGTTCGTGGCCTTGGCCTCCTCGACCAGCAGCACCACCGCCACTGTGACTGTTGCCCCGATGTACTCGGCCGGCAACGCTCTTTGCACGATGGTCAGCCTGCCCCTGACTGGTAAAGCTGTCATTTTCGTGGGCGCTGCCAACGGCTCGTTCCCACAGAACTTGGTGTACCACCGCGACGCCATCGCGTTCGCCACTGCTGACCTGTTGCTGCCACAAGGCGTTGACATGGCTAGCCGTGCCGTTCACAACGGTATCAGCCTGCGCGTTGTTCGTCAGTACGACATCAACAACGACCGTATGCCTTGCCGTGTTGACGTGTTGTACGGCTACAACACCATCCGTCCACAAATGGCTGCCCGTATCTGGGGCTAAATCGAACCGGGGGCTTCGGCCCCTGTTTTCAAAATCATTCTTTGAGAGGAAATTATCATGGCACTCCCTAATGGCGCAAGCGGTTACCAAGTTGGTGACGGCAATCTTGGCGAAATCAGTTTTTCCAACACCAGCGCACCCGTTGCATTGACTGGCGCGGCTGTCACCATCACAGCAGCCGATTTGGCTGCTGGTGTGTGTACTATGGACTCAGGCGGCACAGACGCAGGCGCTTACGTGTTCCCAACAGGCGCACTGCTTGACGCTGCATTCTCTAGCCTTAAAGTTGGCTCAACATTTGACTGCTCTTTTATCAACATTGGTGACAATGCGGCAAACGATGTGGTCTTCACCGCTGGCACGGGCAACACCCTTGTTGGTAACGACACGATCCAAGATTCGCTGACCAAAACCAGCAACACATCTGGCACGTTCCGTTTCCGCAAAACAGGTGACGCAGCGTACTCAATCTACCGCATTGCTTAATCCTTGAGCAGTTTGTAAAACGGGGCTTCGGCCCCGTTTTCACATGGAGAACCGAATGAACGTAACCCTCGTACACCCTGAGTTTGGTGCCAAAGTCGCCATCAACGAAGTCGAAATCGAGATGGATGAAAAAAACGGCTGGACACGCTACAATCCTGACACGCCTGTAGAGGTGGCACCCGAGCCGGTAGTCGAAGCGCCCAAGCGCAAGTACACCCGCAAAGTGACCGATAAATCCGTCGAACAGCCCAACGAAGTCCCATCTTTTCTGGCTTCGGTAAGCGACGAATCCGAAGGGAAGTGACATGGCTTATACCGCTGGCGACCAGATCAACAGGGCGTTGCGATTACTCGGCATTCTTGCCGAAGGTGAAACCCCGTCAGCGGCTACCAGTCAGGATGCCTTGACTGCAATGAACCAGATGATCGACTCGTGGAACACCGAGCGTCTGTCTGTGTTCTGCACCCAGGATCAAGTGTTCAGTTGGCCCGTGGGCGAGATCAAGCGCACCCTTGGCCCCTCGGGCGACTTTGTGGGCAACCGCCCCATTCAACTTGATGACGGCACGTACTACCGCGCCCCCAGCGGCGTGTCTTACGGCATCAAGTTCATCAACCAAGACCAGTACAACGGCATCGCTGTCAAGACCTCGACCTCGACCTTTCCGCAGGTCATTTTCGTCAACAACACGTTTCCCAACGTGGAGATGTACATCTACCCCAAGCCAACGCAGTTGCTGGAGTGGCACTTCATCTCGGTGCAAGAGTTGTCAGAGCCTGCCACATTGGCGACCGAATTGTTCTTCCCGCCAGGTTACATGCGGGCGTTTGCCTACAACTTGGCAATGGAGATCGCACCCGAGTTTGGCGTGGAGCCAAGCCCACAAGTGCAGCGCATCGCCATGACCAGCAAGCGCAACCTCAAGCGCATCAACAACCCATACGATGTGATGAGTCTGCCCTACGCCGTGGTGGCAAACCGTCAGCGGTTCAACATCTACGCCGGTAACTTCTGATGAAGACGCCCATCCTCGGTTCAACCTACGTGGCCCGCAGTGTCAACGCTGCGGATGCCCGCATGGTCAACCTGTTCCCCGAGATCATCCCCGAGGGTGGGCTGGAGCCTGCGTTTCTGAACCGTGCGCCGGGGTTGCGTCTGCTGGCGACCATTGGCAACGGTCCTATCCGTGGCCTGTGGGACTTTGCGCCCGACAGCGATACGGCATTTGTCGTGTCGGGCAATCAGTTTTACAAGATTGACCGCAGCTACACCGCAACGCTGCTCGGCACTGTGGCAGGCACTGGCCCTGTAAGCATCGCCGACAACGGCAACCAAGTGTTCATCGCAGCCAACGGCCCCAGCTACATCTACAACAACACGACCAACGTGTTCCAGCAGATCACCGACCCAGACTTCCCCGGCGCTGTGAGCGTGGGCTATCTAGACGGCTACTTCGTGTTCAACGAGCCAAACAGCCAGCGGATCTGGATCACGAGCCTGCTGGACGGCCTGTCGGTGGACCCGCTAGACTTCGTGAGCGCCGAGGGTGCTCCTGATGATGTGACCGGCCTGATCGTGGACCACCGCGAGGTGTGGGTGCTGGGCACCAACTCGGTCGAGGTCTGGTACAACGCTGGCACCTCAGACTTCCCGTTGCAGCGCATCCAAGGCGCTTTCAACGAGATTGGCTGCATCTCCCCTTACTCACTTGCCAAACTCGACAACGGCGTGTTCTGGCTGGGTTCTGACGCCCGTGGTAAGGGCATCGTCTACCGAGCCAACGGCTACACGGGCACTCGCATCTCGACACACGCTGTCGAGTGGCAGATCCAGCAGTACGATGACATCACGGATGCCTTTGGGTACACGTACCAACAAGACGGCCACGCCTTCTACGTGCTGATCTTCCCATCGGCCAACACCACATGGGTGTATGACGTGGCAACGCAGGCATGGCACGAGAGAGCCGGGTTTGCGAATGGCGAGTTCACCAGGCATCGCAGCAACTGCCAGATGGCGTTCAACAACGAGATCGTGGTCGGCGACTTTGAAAACGGCAACATCTACGCATTCGACCTTGAGGACTACTCAGACAACGGGCAGATCCAAAAGTGGCTGCGCACATGGCGAGCACTGCCTACGGGCCAGAACAACTTCAAGCGTACCGCGCAGCACAGCCTCCAGCTTATCTGCGAGTCGGGTGTCGGCCTGAACACCGGACAAGGCAGCGATCCGCAGGTCATGCTGCGATGGAGCGATGACGGTGGGCACACATGGTCCAACGAGCACTGGGCACCCATAGGCCCGATTGGCGCTTATGGACGCCGTACATTCTGGAGGCGCTTGGGTATGACGCTCAAGCTGCGTGACCGGGTGTACGAGTTGTCGGGCACCGATCCCGTGAAGATCGCCATCACGGGCGCTGAACTCATCCTCAGTCCGACCACAGCGTAATGGCAAACGTCACGCTCACCAACATCACGCCTCCTCGGGTGCCTTTGATAGACCCGAGGACTGGCCTCATCACGCGAGAGTGGTACAGGTTCTTTTTCAGCTTGTTTACGCTGACTGGCGGTGGTCAAAACACGGCATCGCTGACCGACTTGCAGGTGGGTCCACCGATGCCCACCCAAGAGGATTTCGGCGAGATCATCATTGACATCGAGTCGATTGAGAAACAGCCGACTCAAGAAAGTGCGCTTGACCAGATTGCCGAATTGCAAAAGCAAATTCAGGCGCTGGAAGTGCAGATTGAGTGCCCTTGCGCCGAACTGACAGCCGAGTTGCAAAAGCAAATTCAGGCGCTGGAGGTGCAGCCCCTCGCAACGCCTCAGATTCCGCAGTTTGTTTACGGTTCGTTTTACAGCACGGCCAACCAGCCCGACGGTTCAACAACCACGGCCTACCCGCTGTTGTACGACACCACGCAGTTCAGCAAAAACGTAGTGTTGGAAGACCGCACAGCCGTGTTCACGGCCTCGATTGCCACGACCACCATGACAGTGACGGCGATCACGTCTGGGCCGATCTATCCTGGCATGACCATCACAGGCACAGGCGTCACCGCAGGCACTCGCATCGTGTCTCAGTTGACCGGCACTGACGGCAGCACGGGCACTTATGAAGTCAGCATATCGCAGACCGTGGCGTCTACGACGATTACAGGCACTTGCAAGTCGAAACTTCGGTGTGAGGTTGCCGGGGTGTACAACGTGCAGTTCAGCGTTCAATTTGTAAACACCGACAACAACATCCATGACACCGATATTTGGATGCGCAAAAACGGTACGGATGTGCCGGACTCCAACAGTCAGTTTTCTATACCAAACCGACATGGCGGCGTAGACGGACACCTGATCGGGGCGCTTAACCTGTTCATCGACTTGGCTGCGGATGAGTACGTCGAATTGATGTGGTCAACCACGAACGCGAGTACTACAATTCAATACATCGGTGCTCAAACTGGCCCTGTACGGCCTGCGACACCTTCTGCAATCGTAACCATGTCGCTGGTATCCGTACCCACACTTCAAGGAGTTTAAGCATGACAGTCACCGTCAAGAATCTGGTGCCATCGAAAGATGTCGCAAACAGTCAGACAACCCAGTACACCGCAACCGGTGTAACCACGATCATCGACAAGTTCACCGCGACCAATTACAGCGCCAGCGCTGCCACAATCTC